TCAGATAGCTCGGTGTTCTCGGTTGTGGCAGCCTCAAGACGTTCCTTCATTTCGTTGTCTGTATTAAAGATCTTCATGGATGTTGGTCTGTATAGTTACGTTAATTATTGCGATTTCAACTTACTGCGCTCAGTAGGATGTTATAAGCACCCGCTTGACTGCCGATTGCATCAACTAAACCAAGCTCGCCGGCACGTGTGCCGTGATACCATCCAGCGCGGAAAACCTCGCTATCAATGTTCGGGCGGTTAGCTGATACGTGTTGTTGAAATTCTTCGCCGATGCGGTTGGTTTCCTCTTGCAGGAACTCGCGCTGGCTGTCTGTCATTGGCGTGTCACGGAATGTGCCTTTCAAGTCTGCACCTTCGTTTGTCATGACTTCGTGTGAGTATCCGATTGACTCCATGAACGCGCTGTCGTCATACCATGAGAGAACGGTTCCAATGTTGCCAACGTCTGCGCTTGGGCTTGCAACGATGTTGTCAGCGCTTGCTGATAGGTGGTAAGCTGCCGAACAGCTCATGCCGTCACAGTATGCAACTGTCGGCACTGCACTGCTTGCAATAGCTTCGCTGGCTTCCTCTAGCCCTGCGACTGTGCCACCAGGTGAGTCGATATTAAACATGATTGCCTTTGCGTCTTGTGCCTCGGCGATCTCTTTGCGTAGTGTGCGATAATCGGTTGAGCCGATCATCTCATAAATTGGTGCGGCATTGTCTAGCAATGATCCTTTGATGTCGATATGAGCGATGCCATTATCGTCAATCGTCATGCTTCGACGTGTAACGAAAAAGTCGTCCATGTTCATGTTATTGTGTGCCATCTTGATGCTGTTGAGCAATGCACACATTCCTGGCTTGGTTATCGCCCAAGCTCCGCGCAAGAATGCGCTGTTATTCGTTGGAATCATTATTGTTGGTTGGTTGCGCCGATGCGTCGGCTTGTTCGTTTGGAGTTAACATTTGAAGCTCGCGGTCGTCAATCTCAACGCCGAACTTAGCTTCCATTTCTTCTTTGATTGATTTGCGCTCGATGATCTCCATGCAACGCTCTCGAATATGCTCGCTGTGCGTCTTGCCCTTCTCTTGCAAGATGCCGCTCATGTTCTGGCTTCCGATCTTGTATTCGTCAATCTGCGTGCGTGAATCGTTGCGCGGGTCGATTGACAGCTTTGGAGGCATTGTAAAATCAAACTTATACCAATCGTCTGATGCTGGTAACAATCCAAGCTTGATGGCTTTGGATAGTGCCCAACCTACGATGCGACGTGCTGGCTTGCGTAGAACGTCTTGACGTGCCTCAACGCTAGCGCGGGCTCGTGCTTGTATGTTTCGAATGGTTGTGCCTGTGACGTTCTCAGCTTTCCAGACGAGCTCCACTGGCCACGGTATGCCGGCGAGTGCTTCGCGTATGATACGATCTTGGAAACGATCCCACAGGTCGCCAGGGCGTGAATGGTCGATTGTTTCGAGCTTGCTTCCGCTGTTGCTCTTGAAGTGGCGAACCATGCCTCCAGAGTAAGACTGGATTGCCAGCCTGTTGTCATCTGTGACTTCGCCCGTTAGTGATACAGATGGATCATCCAAGTCGATGCCACCTGTCTCTGAATATTCAATGAGTGCATGACTAGAAACCATCATCTGTGCCATGAGCTCCCATTCTTGGGATGTTTTGGCTTTACGTAGCTCGTGAATGGCGTGGCTGAGTGCTGGGATGCCACGGCTCTGATTGTGCCACTGTGGGTCAGCGATGTGCACCATGTCTTGTGCGTCGATGTATCTGTCGCCCTTTGCTTTGTCGCCTAGCACGCAATAGCCAACTGGTGAGCCATTGCGGTTCTCGATGACTCCATTGCATATGCGATTGCCACGATACGGGCCAACGATAAGAATGTCATCCTTGACGCTTGATTGACGTGTGCCAACTCTGTGCGCTGGGATGTGCTGAATCTGCGGATAGCCTGTCTTCGTCTCAGTCAGTAAAACAAAAACGTCGCCGTCTCTGTCGATGGCGATGCTGTCGAGGTGTAAAAGCTTTCTAAAGTCAAAGAGTGAACCTTGCACAGAGCAAACGCTAAACCAGCTTTGCAGCCATTCTTTTGCTGCGTCTCCGAACTCATTGTCCACTCCTTTGAACTCTGGCTCCCATGCGCGTCCGACTACGCCGTCGGCTTTCTGCATGATGGCACCGCGTGGAACTCCAAAGTTGGAAAATATAACGCGCGACTGTGACATCGTTGCACGATGATCATTCTGCGTAAACAGTTCGTCAAGATCGCGTGAGAAGTCCGGCATCCATGGTGCTCCGCGTGTGTATCTGTCGCTGCTGCTTACTAGCTTGCGCTGGTATTCTGTCGGGCGTCCGTTGCTGTCTAGTATCTGCATAACTTAGAATTGTCCGTAACTACGACCAAGGCTTGTGATGTTGTTCTCGATCATGTGTAAAGCTCTGTCGAGTGCGCTTGCCCATTCGGCAACGGTCATGTTTGCCATCTGTGAAAATGATGCGCCATTGGCTGATCCACTCACAACATCGCCACCCTTGTTCTGGGCGATCTCCTCAATAGCTTCGTCAAGCCATGTTTCGAGTTGAGCCTTGTTTGCATCACTGCGGGCGCCATAACGCCTAAGTGTGCCGATGAATCCATTTGCAATCGCCATTATAAATGATAGTCATTTCAACTAGTCATCTTCGACGTGTGCATCAAATGCAAATACTTTGTATATAGCGGCAGCAATGATCTGCATTGTCTCACAATCCCAAAGGTGGTTGCCCACCCATGTCTTGCTTACTTTGTATCGCCATTTACCTGGTGATACTTCAACCTTGCGCTCGTTCTCCATCTGCTTGCGATATTCCTCGCGGTGGTTTGCTGGTATCTGCCAGCCTGCACCCTCGCCTCGCATCAATGCTGATAGCGTATCTTTTGCAAGTAAGTTCGAGAACTTACAATATTTATAATAAAGCCCTGCCGTCGTTCTAGCACGTTGAATTGAACTAAATGGTTTCATCACTCGACGCTTGCCAACCTTGGATGCGTAGCCGTTTGATTCCTCACCAAGCAAGCAGTTCCACGGGTTGGGGTCGTTGGGCGTTTGTGATTTGCGACACTCAAGCGCGACTGTCTCTGGTCTGTATCCACGGTCAACAAAGACGCACCGATTAGGCACCTTCATTCTGTCGCGTAGCATCCGCAATCCTTCCCACTCGTCAATCTTGCCCTCATAAAGAAGGCGGCTCTTGCCCTCGAGACTCCATGCTCTGATAACTGCCCAGAAGTGATCTTGCTGGACGTCAACTGTCATGAAGCGGAAGTTTTCTTCCTCCCACTTCTCGCCATTGAAATACTCCTTAAGTTGGTATGCGTCGGTCGCTCCCTTCAAGCTTACCGTCTCACTTGGCTCCACCCATGACTGTGCTAGTCGTTTTTGAATAAACTGCCTCATAGGTGCAAGGTTCATGCGTTTGCGTGCGTCTTGTGCTGTAATCCACTCATGCACCAGCTTCGACCAGTTAATCCACCAGACAGCCATTGCTGGATACGTTGCTGCCTTGCGTCCTGGCTTGGCGTTATTGTTGCGGCTGATGTATTTACCAGACATTGACAGCTTGCGCCTCACCTCTGCCTTGTCTTCAAAGGTGGCTTTGCATTCTTCGTTCGCGCATTCATAATGAACGGTATCACTGATGGCATCCCAGTCCCATTCTTCGCCCTCGGTCTTGATGTGCTTGAATTTGAGTTGCTTCCATTGATACGTCTGGCGTTGCTTGCACTTCGGACACTCGAAACAAAAGTCGTGTATGTCTGCATCTTGAAACGCGCCATCGAATTGGTCGCCCTCAACGCCTCCCTGTGACACTAGAACCACGCGACTGTTCCACCGGTCGTGCGTTCGTCTGCGTGCTTCCTCAAGCATTCCATCTTTCCAGATCCATACCTCATCGCCGTATACCCATCGTATTGACTTGGATTGCAGGTTGGCAAGGTTGGCACCGCCGATGTGCAACGGCATATGCGGGAACAATATCTCGCCCTTGCGGAAGTTGCCACGTTGTTTGCCACTTGGTAGCAATGGTGCAACCTTGTCGTTTGACTTCAAGCTGGGATGAAATCGCGTGTCTACCCATGCGCGGGCGTCGTCATCCGTCTGCATTGTGATCAGCGTTGGCCCAGGCTCCTCGGCTATGATCCAAGGCAGTATGCCCTCGAGCATTGTTGTCTTGCCACTGCCCACAGGTGCCATCACCACGACCTCCTTGTTCTCATCGTCTGCAATCCACAGCATCGGCTCTCTCAGCCAAGGCGTTGCGTCGATGTCAAAGTTGGGGCTGCGTGCTGATTGTGGGAGTTTGACGTATTCACACGCCCACTCAACGACGTCCATGTCACTTGGTGGCGTGATAGCTCGGCAGAATGCTTGAAGTGCGATGCCCATTAGTCTGAGTAAATGTCGTAGTATTCCTGCGTGTTGTCGTTGCAATAGGCTTCGTATGTTCCGCGCGTGTTGACATTGAATCTGCGGAACGTGCCCTCTGGATATTCAAAGCCGTCGCTGTTGGCGCAGCCGATGTATTTGTATGTGCGCGTGACTGTGGCAGCGTCTGGCATCGTTTTCTTGAATATACGGTCGTAGCCGTTGCGGTATTCCTCAGTCGGTGCCTTGGTTTTTATCTTGTCTCTTGTTATGTCGTTTCTTGCTGGTTTTCCCATTGTTTTATTTGGTTTATTGTTTGTAAAGTTTGCCCGCTTCATCTGCGAGCATTGCGTCGATCTTGAGCATATACTCACGGATCTTTGATTTTGCTTTGGCGGCTGTTAATCCTTCGAGCATTGCCGGCAAGTCTGCTTGGCACTGACGATGTGCTGCCGCCACTGCCGCGCCGATGCTGGTCAAGTCTGCCATGACCTCCTCTTTGTGGATGTAGTCGCCTTCGAGTATCTCGATTTGTCTCAGCTTGTGAATGCCATCAATCTTGGTTTTCAGTGTTCGAGCTTCGTCATAGTTGACAGCGGTGCGAACCTGTTCCATCAAGTCGCGCTCTGCGCTGGTAGCTAGGTGCGGATTGTCGTCGGTTGCTTCTTGCTCCCACGGCACTCCATTGATCCACGCGTGCGGTCGCTTGGCTTTAGTGTTGAGAATGTAATCAGCGAACTCGTCGCGATTGTGAACGTCCACGCCGTCAGCCCTTGCTCTGCGTAGGGTTGCGGTGCTTACGCTGTATTCATCAGCGAGCTGTTGCTGGGTCAGTTTGATTGGCTTACTCATGTTACAATTAATTTGTGCATAACGTGCGTTTTTTTACAATAAGTATATGTTACCGCGCCATGGTCTGATTATAAAAAAGATTCCTTATGCACCCCTTATAGAATAAGGGTTTGCGGGCGTAGTGTTCATTTGCACATACTAACATGATGATTTTTTCTCTAAACTGGTTCTAACGGTTATATAAAATCATAGCTTATTATATAATTCTATCAACGGCTTGAGCACGTCTTTCACCTGCTCGCGCTCTGAGTTTGCCCAATCCTCCACTGGTCTGCGGTCAACTGTCTTGTTGAGCTTACCAATGAATGACGATGCTGTGCTGATCACACTCGGTGGCATTGCTATCTTCTTTGGTTGCTCTGGCTTCTCACTTGTCTCCAGTATGCCACACAGCAAGAGCTGTCGCTTGTCGTGCAATGCTGGTCGCTTACTTGCTGCATCATGCAACGATAGGTATGCTTTGACCTGTGCGCCATTGATGCCTGCATCACTCAAGAAGCCAGCCAAGTCTTGCTTGTGCATCTGCTTTGCCTTCTCGACTAAGCCTGCGCAAAGTATGCGGTTATTGATAGCGCGTTGCATCTGATCGCGTGCGCCTACTGTTGTCTCCTCTGCTCTGCTGTGTGCCTCTTTGATGGCTGAGAGCAATGCGTCGTCGATGCTATTTGTTGTGATGTCCATATGTATAATTCCCTGTGTTGATGTTGAGTTTGCTTTGAAAGTCTTTGATGCACTTGCTGAGTGCTTGCGGTGAGACGTTGAGTTGCCATGCCCTGTCTGTGATGCTTACGCCCTCACATATTGCCAAGCCTAGTGCATAGGCTGTTGCCCATATGGCTACATCCTTATTGTCTGCCCTGGCTACATAGTCGGCTTGCAGGTTCATGACGCGGAGGAAGCGGCGTGCCGCCTCCCTGTAATGGTTTTCTTCTTGATGTAGCTTGTCGTCTGGGTAAACGAAATCGACTGATGGTTCTTGGCTCATTGTTCTTTGTATTCGATTTCTAGTAATAAATTGAGGAAGTGTATGGCCTTCTCTATGTCTTGGCGTCCATTCTTGTGCTTGTGCCTCGATACATACTTGACGACGCACGCCTCGCAGAATCCCAGCCCATTGCGCTGGTTATATTCTGCAGGCTGAATAGCTAGCCTTGTATAGTGATCACCGCCCACTTGCTGAGATGTTGCCAGCTCTTGCTCGAGCTCAATGTCACCCTCGCCAACTGCTATCGGTGCGTATTTCATGGCTTGCGTCTCCTTGCTATGTGCTTGCTACGTAGCACAGGTGGCTTTGTGGCAATGTCATCTTGCTTCTGCTTTGAGTGCAGCACGGCAGTCGCTCGGATCAATGCTTGCAATTCACGAGGCTGCCAGTCGTGAAATATTACTTTGTTTTCGATGTTTGGTGTATTCATGGTTTAAAAAAGTCTGTGATTAGCTCCCAGTTATTGATTGGCTTCTTTGGTGTCCATCTCAGCGACTTGCGATCAGCTAAGTCTGAGAGCCTCCACAATGCAAAGCCGTCAATCTCTTGTATGTAGACAGCGAGCACGTCGAACGCGCCCTGCTTGTATGGTGTGAATCGTGGGCCTTTATCACATCGTCTCGTTGATGATTGCAATGAGCCGATTGGCGCTTTCCATGCTGGCACGTAGTGATCTGGTAGTTTCTGCTTCACGCCCTTCTTTACTTGCACGCTGATGAGAGGCTCGCCAGGTCGCTTGATGATCACGTCCATTTTGCAATCATGTGAATATGGTATAAAAGCCTTATAATTGCGCTTATATGCTTGATGTATAAATGCCAGCTCGGCAATGTCTCCTGCGTTATTCATGGTTTTGTTGTTTCTATCATACTTTGATTAATTATCTAGCAAAAAGCATTAGTTTTTTACAGTAGTCTGACTTGGTGGTCGCCTGGGTCTTTGTCGCTCTTGATGAGGTTGTCTCTGCAAAACAATGGCTGTAAATTGGTATAATGGAAACAGACTCGCTGTTGCTCTTCGTCCTCAAGATCAAAGCCAGAACAGGGCTGTATGTGGTCAATATGAATATTTTGCCATGTCATGCCATCTGTGAATTGTGACTCAAGGTGGAATAATAGGTGGTCTCTGTCGCATCCAACTAGCTCCATTGTTGACGCTGCTTTGGATGTGCCGTTTAGTGCGTGTCCGAGTCGCCTGCGTAGGAGACATACCACCTTGTAGGCTGGATCTGTGGCGCGTCGTGCCTTGGATCTGGCGTTGATTTTATCTTTGTTGTTTTGGTAGTATTGCTTCCCCTTCTCAGCTATCACCTCTTTGTTGTCTTGGTAGTATTGCTTCATCCTTTTAGCTATCGCCTCTTTGTTGGCTTGGCGGTATTGTTTCCCTCTCTCAGCTGTCGCCTCTTTGTTGGCTTGGTAGTATTGTTTCCCCCTCTTGGCATACGCCTCTTTGTTGGCTTGGTAGTATTGTTTCCCCCTCTTTGCATACGCCTCTTTGTTGGTTTGGTAGTATTGTTTTTTCACCTCCTTGTTGTCTTGGCGGTATTGTTTCAAACAAGCCTTGCAATCACTCCGCAAACCATCCCTTCCCTTCTTGTCCTTATTAAACCCGTCCACAGGCTTAACTTCTTTGCATTTGCTACATTGTTTCGTTTTCATTTTTTTTTTTAGTTTATTGTTTTTTTTTGTAATGTGTGCCATGTGGTGTAGGGTGTATGATGGTTGAGTTGCTCCCCGCTATATTGCCAAACGCTTAACGTATTTATCACGTTTGCTGTGGTGTGCCATGTCGTAATACATCATATATATCTCTCTACACAACTTATATATTTATCATACACTACATACACCATCTTCTGTAACCCTTATGTTTCAATGGCTTGCTGGTGTATGATTGATCGTTTCATCATACACCCATCCTACACCATCATACACCATCATACACCCATTTTCACTTTTGACTGAAAACTGGTGTATGATGAAATCGCCATCATACACCCTTTTTACACCCATCATACACCAATCAAAATGGGCATTCTTCATTGTTTTCTATAATTTTCTCGTCCCATATCGTCCATATGACACCCTTCTTAGTGCGTCCCTTGACAACTCTGCCGTCTGATATCTCAGCCATCACAGCCATCTTGCGACCTGCTTTCACTGATGAATCGCCAAAAGCCAATTCGCCCTCAATGGTGCTTTTCACCCTGTGCGGAATATCTTTGCTTGTCAGCAATGCGTTGCTCCACTCTTGTGCGCTCCCTTGCCAATAGCGTCTGCCTGTGCCAGCTTCAGCCACAATGTCCATACGATACTCATCGTTGAAGAGCACCGATGTAGTCACGCTAAGAAGCGTCCTCTCGTTGCTGTTCTGATTAAGCACATCAAGCAAATCTGGATGATGAAACTCATCAAAGCCAAACCGGCTATCACCCTGCTTGATGCCCTCTGGTATCTGGTAATTGTCGATGAAGTAAGCAAACGCCTCAATCTCAGCCTTAATCATTGCCTCGATCTTGTCATACTGGTTAACATCGCCAACGAACGGCAACTGGTGCTTGTGGCACTTTAGCATAATGATCTTGTCACCGATCGTGTCCTCTTCACCCTCGCCAAGTGGAGGCATTGCCCCCAAGTCATCCTCAGTATCATTGATTGCAATGACTAAACGCCACAGCGGGCTCAGAGTGAACGCATCAACGCCCTTCGGATGACAGCTAACACTGCCAGACGATGCTGTGAGCCCCTTGATCTTAGTGCCGAACGTCTTACGATCCTCCATCTTGCGCGACAGCTTCACATCATCAATAAGAAGCAACTCAGCACCAATGAGGTCACTGTTAAATTGGTTATCTTTACACATTGCCCGCTCTGCATCAGCTACCCCGCCAAGCATCGGCTGGATAACCTGGTTAATCACTAACGACTTACCACCGCCAACTGCACCAGAGATAACCAGAGCATGGCCAGCGTTGTATTTCTCATGATTGAGCTGGTATCTGGCACGATATAGCCACGAGTAAAAATACTTTAATTGATCCTCACCGTATTGTTTCTCTAGTATAGATCTGATGTTATCCCAACTACCCTCTTTGGCTTCCACACGCTTATTCTTGCGTGTTACTAGATACTTCATACTTGATGTCTCGTTTGGGCGATAGCCAATGGAGCGACCAGCTAAAGCACCACAGGCATCAACGCTATTATGTAACTCCACGTAAGCCTTGAACTTGTCAACGGCACTCATCTCGCCCTCCTCGCCTCTTGCTGAGTAATTAAGCAGGCGCAGCTGGCGTGTCAGCCCTTCGCTGTTGATACCAATATATCTCTCACCTGTGGAGTCTAGTATGTAATACTTGCCCTCTCTGCAATAAGTATTCTCTATTGTAATATTAGGCAGCTCCTCAGCGTCATCTAGATGTATAAGCTCCATGAGGTCATCACCGTCAACATCCTTATACCTTGCGTCCCCATCAATCCAGAGAACTCGCTGGCTGGTGTTTTTATCCTTCCGTGTAACAGCCCCAAGCCTTGTCAACTGCACAGGCGTCAAAACCGATCCATCTGCACCAAGCTCAACAAGTGCCTTGCGTAGCGCGTGAATGTCTTTGCTCGGCACACCTTTTAAGGAGAATGTCGCGTGATATGATTTGCCTCCGCTGTGAACAATCGCCACTAAAGGAAGGCGCTGGGATATGTAAGCGATGATGCCAAGCTGATGACCTAGAAGCTCGTCCTTGTCACACTCGAAAGTTGCCACGTCTAGCGTGTCGCTTGCAATCTCCAAACATCTGCCTCCGCTCGGATATTTTAGCGACTGCTTGCCATCCCTGCCAGCAACCTTCTCAGCACGCTCTGACGCGCTAAGTTTGCGCTTCATAGGATTGCAGAGCATTTGCTCATACCCCTCATCCTCGATCACATCTGCCATCATTAGCCACGTATCAACGCCCTCAATAATGCCGTGATACCTAGTGCCGAGATACACTGGCAACGTCACACCCTTATAATAATGCTTTAAAAAGTCACCTACGTTGTCGATTTCTGGCGTGTCGCCAAGCTTCTCAAGTAGTTGCTCCTCTGTGATAGGCTCAATGCCCCTCTTGTCAAGATTAGCAAGCACCTCCTCTGATGATGCTGTGTATCTGGGCCACTGTGTTTTCGTCACACTGCCGGCTGATGAGTAAATCGTCTCAACTGCGTGCTCAACCTCGTTGCCAATCGGTTCACGGTGTCCTGGTGTCTTGTAAATAACCTCAACAGCCTCAGATGCTGTGAATCCATTATCATGCAAACCGCGAGCGCATCCGCACAGGTTGTTATTGTATTCATTCATCAACGCATCATTTAAAAACAGATGCAATGACTGTGGTGCTTCAAGCATCTTGCTCCTAGTGGAGTCACTAAGCTTGTCAATTTGCTTGTATTGGCAAACATCGTCTAAGGTTAATTCTTCTATATTCGTTTTATTCATTTGTGTATTGTTTGTATCGTTCAATCTAATTTAGTAAGTCAAAGTCTTCGAGAGACTGCCCGCCAAGCGTTTCGTATATGCGCTCTGCTATGACCACAGAAGGAATATGCTTGCCGTGTCGTATGTTTAATATAGTGCTAGGCGCTACATTACACATCTGTGCAATCTTATAGTCTGGCTGGTTTTCCATCAAAATCAGCACCTGCACAGCCTCCAACAGATGCGATTTGTAGTTTTGTTTATCAGTCATGATGAGTAATAAATAAACTAATTTGCATTTTGAGTCAAATAATAATTGACTTGATCCAAAAAAAGAGTATTTTGTGTGCATGAGCGAGACGGAAACCAACAGAAAACCATCTAAAGCACTAAGGAAAAAAATTGCTGGGATGATCATTGATAAATACCAAGACGGCGGTGTTTTCAGTGATGAAGATTGCCAGACAATGTCGGATCTTTGCGGATATAATTTCCATCAAGTAATCAAGAAGGCAAACAGAATGATCTCTGTGGTTTGCCCGTCTGAATCATACGCAGGCACATGGAGCTGGAACAAAAGCATTGATGGATACGACGAGAAGAAAAACACACTTCAAGCAATGAGGTCAGCAAGCAGAAAAGGCAGTTTCAGCAACCACATAAAATCATCATGTGAAAACTGCGGATCATTTAGCAAGTTGACAGTTGACCACAAAAGCACACCATTTAAAGAAATAGCAAAGCAGTATACAACGATACACGGATCACCAGAAACCACTAATATTGATGGGTTCGGCTGGGTGTTGAGAAATGAAAAGCACTTCGTTGACTACCATGATTCAATAGCCGATTATCAAACCTTATGCCAATCTTGCAACTCAAGCAAAGGGGCAAAGTAATTAAACCAAACAGAAAAACAGAAGATGCAACACGCAAAAATAAGCCCCAGCGGCTACAAACGATGGAGCAACTGCCCAGGCAGTTACACGTTACAACAGAAACTCGGTGACCTGCTACCAGAGGACACAGGAAGCGACGCGGCCACTCTTGGCACTGAGCTCCACGACAACGCAGAGCAAGCACTAAAGACAGGCAGTGAACCACGCGAGGAAGTTGCCTTCTATGTCAACTACTGCCGCCAAGCCAGCACAGCACCCAACGCCGAGATATTCATCGAGCATCAAGTGCCATTGTTCTATTCACGCGAAGAACACGGCTACGCAGACTACATCGTCCGCACTGATGACTGTGTCCACATTATCGACCTCAAGACAGGTCAAGTGCCAGTCGAGGCTGTCAACAACTACCAGCTGTTAATTTACGCATACGGCATGGCAACATTCACCACCGAACGGTTCAAGATGACCATCGTGCAACACGACACCGCGAAGACATGGGAGCTGGACATGGCACAAGCCGAAGCCATCGCATCAACCATCGGCGTGAAGGCACAGGCAGCAATGAATGAATACATCCATGACCTAGTGCCAAGCGACGCAGCTTGCCAATACTGCCCATGCAAACCTTATTGCAGCGCATACACCGAGCGCCTGCTCGAGTCGTTCGAGGATCTCACAGGCGACATGACGCGCCTCAGTGATGACAAGATGGCGTATTTGTTCACACACTCTAAGCAGATCAAGACGACGCTGGCAGAGATAGAGAAGGCACTGTTCCACCGTGTCAGCAGTGGCGAGCCAATCAACGGCGTATGCATAGCAGACGGCAGACGTGGTAACAAGGCATGGCGTAAAGACGTTGATCCAGTCACCATCATGGCACAGGCTGGCATCTCAGTCGATCAAGCGACAGTCAGCAAGCCGATCACAGTCACCCAAGCACTCAAGCTGGCGGACATCGACGCCAGCGCGTGGACACAGCCAGACGGCAAGCCCCGCCTTGTCGCCGGCGAAGCATACAATCCAGCTGACGCGTTTGACGTGCTTGAGTAAACAATTTGGTATTGCGTCGGGGTCATTCTCTCTGGTTATTTTCATCGCCCGCAGGTAAACGCATAAAAGCCTGCAACTTTCACAACTACAAAGGTGCTAAGGAGCAGCCTCCACCAAGACTAAGTGAGGCGCAACAACAAAGAAAACAACATATAACAATATAATATTATGGCTAAACTAAAACTAAACAACGTTCGTCTCAGCTTCGCTGACCTGTTCACCCCTGTCAGCAAGTTTGATGGCGACCCCAAGTTCTCTGCTTGTTTCATCATCGACCCCCAAAGCGATGACGGCAAAGCCAACCTTGCTGCGTTCAAGAAGATTGTTCGCCAGCTTGAGGCAGAGAAGTTTGGAGGCGATGAGCTTCCAACCGACAAGCTTCCCATTCAAAATGGTGACGACAAAGACTATGGTGGCTGGGCTGGCAACGTCATCATCTCAGCAGCCAACAAAAAGCGTCCTGTCATCGTAGGCCGTCAGCGTCAAGTTGTTGCCGAAGGTGACATTGACACGCCGTTTGCAGGTTGCTACGTCAACGCAGTGCTTGATGTCTGGGCCATGTCGAATCAATACGGCAAAAGGATCATTGCCAGCCTTGAGGCAGTGCAGTTCGCTGCCGATGGTGAGCCGTTCACAGCTTCCAGCGTCAACGTTGAATCCGACTTCGATGACATTGGTGGCGACGACAGCGTTTCCGTCTCTGATGTAAAAGACACATTCGGTCTGTAATCACCCTTAAAGCTCTCGCCCTGTAATGGGGCGGGGGCGTTTTTGCATGACAGAATCACAAATTGAACGCGCCGCCTGCCTCTACGCCAAGAGCGTTGGAATGCTGGCCTACAAATTTACATCACCTGGGCGCGCTGGCGTGCCAGATCGCATCTTCTTGACGCCCACGGGGGGCGTGTTCTTTGTCGAGTTTAAACAGCCACACGGCAAGCTCTCAGCCCTGCAACGCAATGAGCATCGCATCATTGAGAAGCACGGGCATGAGGTGCACGTCGCGTGGGATCTCAGACAAGCTAAACAGATAATTGATGGATATGAATGAAGAAACGCCAGAACAATTTAACCTGTTTGATATGCCCCCAGATTGGAAGGGTGAGTGGCAGGGCATGCCCGATTTTGAGCAGGAAAAGCAAACACCATACGCTTGTATGAATTTAAGATTTGAGGATGAGCAAGCATTGGCTGATTTTTCAAAGCTAATAGGTCAGAGTTTGACAGAAAAAACCAAAAGCCTGTGGTTTCCATTTAAAAGTCACTGGCGTGAGGGAGAGCAACCAACATGGAAAAGTGATGAACCCTAAATATCCCGTTTATATCATATCGAAAGGCAGAGCAGAAAAATGTCTTACAGCTAGAGAGTTTGTGAAAATGAATGTGCCTTTTAGTCTCGTAGTAGAGCCTCAAGAGTTTGGTGCATATCATAAAAAATGGGGCGGGTTGTGTTCCATTTTAACCTTACCATTTAGCGAGTTGGGTGAGGGATCTATTCCCGCCAGAAATTGGGTGTGGGATCATTCCATTAAGACTGCAAAAAAACACTGGATTTTAGATGACAACATTGAGGGATTCCATCGACTACATAAAAACGAAAAATATAAGGTGGCAGACGGCACCATTTTCAAATGTTGCGAGGACTTTACAGATAGATATTCTAATGTGAGGATTTCTGGTATGAATTACCACAGCTTTTGCAAATCAACAGACGCCGTTCCACCTTTCTATAAAAATACAAGGGTGTATTCGTGTATTTTAATCGACAACACAATACCGTTCAGATGGCGTGGCAAGTATAATGAAGACACGGACCTCTCGTTGCGTGTATTAAAATCGGGAGGTTGCACCATACTTTTCAACGCTTTTCTGTGTGGTAAAGTCACCACAATGAGAATGAGCGGAGGTAACACAGATGATGTTTATGAGCAAACTGACAATAGGCGAGAGTTTGCCGAGTCACTAGCACGGCAGCACCCAGATGTAGTTCGAATAACTAAAAAATTTGGAAGATGGCATCATCAAGTAAACTACAAACCATTCAAAAAAAACAAGCTGATAATGAAAAATAATCTGACTGTTTCAAGCGGTGCAAACAATTATGGTATGAGACTATCATGACATTCACACCCTTCGACTACCAGCAAGGCATGGTGGAGCATCTGCGCGACACGCCACACGCTGCCCTGTTCGCTGGCTGTGGCACTGGCAAGACACCATGCACCCTTGAGGCATACCGACAACTACGTGAGCGCGGAGACTTCAAGGGCGTCTTGATCATTGCACCGCTTCGCGTGTGCTCAGTCACATGGCCCGATCAAGTCATGCGCTGGGGTATGCCGTTCAAGGTTGCCAACCTACGCACCGACGAGGGCAAGCAAGCGTGGCTCGATGGCAGCGCTGACATTTATCTGATCAACTTTGAGCTAGTCAGCGGGCGTGGCAGCAAGAAAGGTTTCCTTGATGAATACGTCGGCAAGGATATGCCCGTTGACACGTTGCTTGTTGACGAGCTGTCATGCCTCAAAGCCAACAGCAAACGCACCAAGGCTGTCATTAAGGCACGTAAGCACTTTAAGCGCGTCCACGGGCTCACAGGCACGCCCAGCCCGAACGGCTTGCTGGATCTGTTCTACCAGCTTAAAGTCATCGACGGTGGCGCGAGGCTCGGCAAGTTCATCACACATTACAAGAATAAGTGGTTCGATAGCGACTGGAACGGCTGGAACTGGACACCGAAGCCAAACGCCAGCGCGGATATCAATTCAGCAATAGCCGACATTTGCCTTGTGCGCCGTTCTGACGAGCATCTGGACATTCCCGACTGCGATGTCATCGACGTTGACGTGACGCTTCCAGTGAAGGTTATGAAGCAATATAAGGCACTCGAGAAGAATCTAGTCATACAGATAGCAGAGCAAACAGTTGACGCACAATCGGCAGCCACCTTAGTCAACAAGCTAATGCAATTCACAGCAGGCAGTGTCTATGGTGAGGATGCTGAAACGATACACCTCCACACTGCCAAGCACAAGCACCTGTACAACATCCTGTCCAAGTCAAAGGGCAAGCCTGTGCTAGTGCTGACACGCTACAAGAGCGAGATGCAGGCACTGCTTGAGGCGTTCCCACAGGCAGAGCAGTTTGACGAGAAGCGCATGAGCGACTGGCGCGCCGGCAAGATACCATGCTGGATCGCTAACCCCGCCAGCTTGTCGCATGGCATCGACGGCATCCAAGACAGTTGTTCTACCATCGTGTGGATGTCTCTCACGTATAGCCTGGAGCAATATGAGCAGACAAACGCCCGCATCTTGAGAACAGGGCAAAAGAAAACCGCCACAATTCATCGAATCATGGCGGTTGATACAATCGATTGGACGGTTGCTAGCGCTCTTGAGAACAAGGCTGAGGGCCAGTCAACATTGATGGCGTCCATCGGGATGCTTCAGCGTGCTAATTCCAGCGAGCCCCAAAGCGGTCAGCAAGATACGCCACGCGATCAAAAAAAGAATGATCCTCTCGACTTCTTGAGTAAACGCGATCAATAGCGCCATAGGCATATTGATTGTTGCGCCTGCCGAGAAGCGATGCGATGCGATCCATCGCCAGCATATCGCGAAGCAAGAACGCACACACGTATCTCGCGGTGCTGATGTCCCTGCCAGCTTTGCCGTGCGGGTGCACGATGTCGATGGGATCGACGTTGAATTCTTTGGCTGTTGCCTCGATCACTTTCTGTATCTGTGCTGTCTTGGTTTTTGTTACTGTGTTCATGATTTTGTTTTTACGTTATGCCAGTTCCAGATGACTTGTCCAAGCTCATTCTTCACCGCTGACTTAATATACTCGCCACCGTAGGGGCATCCGATGTGCGTAGCGGCAGCGTGCAAGTTGAGTGTGAACTCATAGCCGTGCATCTTGCCACCTTCGCAGATGTTTTCTTTTAGCTCTGTATCCATTTGTTTTTCCTTTCTGTTTCTAGATGCTCGTTTATAAGATTGTCCAATTCTGGATTGTTACGAAAACCAACACTACTTAAAGACATACCCGCACCAACCAGTAAATCTTGAATAGCTTTGAGCCTCGATCTGCCAACACCTCTGATATTCATTATATCAGCCTCTGACCGCATTGTTATGTCATTAAGACTCTCAATATACCAATTATTACACTTCATATTGTGTGAGTTAATAAGATTGATAATAGGTTTTGATAGTTTTACGCCGTGTTTAAGGCAGTCATCTACAAGCTTTTGTGTTTTCTCTTTTAGCTCTGTATCCATTTGTTTTTCCTTTCTGTTTTGCTTTTCATTGCTACCCAGTCGCGCTCGTCATGCTTGCGACTGATGAAGCGTATCGTGTGGGCCATCACTGCCAGGAGGATAACACCCATGACAGCGCCGAAGATCATCACTTGATCACTCACCCAGCACCTCCCTTCCAGCGTCGGTGATGCTGATGAAGATCTGACGCCTGTCATCCTTGCTACGTCTGCGCTCAATGAGCCCGCGGTTTTCTAGGTCGTCAACGATGGCGGTGATGCTTACCTTACTGAGAACATTGCCACCGATGCCATTGGAGATAGAGGTGGCTGTGCGGTCGCACTCGAGTAGTTCTTCGAGCACATATACTTGGCGGGCCGTAAAGCCCTCGGTTATCATTTTAATTGCTTTCATTGGTTTCGTTTATTGTGGTTTTAATAAGCGCCTGTATCTCAGCCGGCGTGAGCTGTTGTTTCGTGATGAGGTAGCTAAGAGCTGCCAATATTTCTGTATTCATGTTACTTGGTTCTGATGTTGTAGAGCTCTTGAAGCACTTTATTCTGTGCCTCGAGTTGGCATCTGTTCCACTCCATCTGCTCGTTAGCTCGTTTCGATATGTTGTAAACGAACACAGGCATGAGGATGGTGAGTGCAATCAAGATGAGTGCGATGATTCCGAATAGTAGATATGCTATTTCCATTGTTTTTGTTTTCTATTTGTTTGTGGTTATCCGAACGCGATTGGGAGTAGTATCCAAAGCGCGAAAATTAGTGATAGGGTTATAAACCCTCCGATTATTTCTAGTATGTCTCTCATTGTTTTTGTGGTTTGCCGTTTGGGTTGATTCCCGCTCGGTGAATACATAAATACAGCACACATCACTAATTGTCAAAATTTATTTACATTTATTTTAGACAAAGAAAAACCGACACGGAGAAACCACGGGGCGAAAACAGAAACCCCAAACCGTGTCGGCTTTTCAAAAGCTATTTCTTACGAGCAATCTCTTTCGTCAAATCGTTGATTGCGTCGCTGAGTCTATTGAAACTCTTATCATGCCTCTCGCCCTCTTTCTCTCGTTGTTCCTCATGCTTGGTCACAATGTCGCCGATGAGATTGTCCTTTTTATCAAGCGCACCCAGAAACCATCGACAAACCCCAACAATGCACCCGACGGCAAAACCCGCCACTCCATATTCCATGATTGCGGATGGCTCGATCATTGTATTATCTCTCGATGCGTGATGTGACAATGAAAAGATGAATCGTTGTCAGTGAGGATGCGCTGAACATGAACACGCGCATTGCTGACTGTATCATTATAGGCACGTCTGGCAACGCACCCATGTATGCTAGGATGGCAAATACTGTCGTGCCAGCTCCGAGAGCAGCCTCCCCGATTAACTGCCACATGAGAGCCGTGGAAAGTTTACCGCTTCCATTTTTGAGGTGCTTCGCTTGTTGCTTAAACTTGTATGCAACAAAAGTCGAGAGGATGACAGTCGCCAGCCCCATGATAACTATTGATAGCGTGATAATCTCGATCATATTCCTAAATGATTTTCTATTCTAACTAGTCGCTCCTCCATAGTCAATTCTTGAATCGTCTGCGCCATGCCAAAGTATGACAGCACGCCGTCGGCGATAGCCTGTGCCATCTCAACGCGCACGCTGTCATTTGACACCCATTCAGCCTCTGCATCGTTGCTCAAAAAGCAACCCTCCCACAGCACCGCTGGCATTGCTGTATTCACCAGCACACTAAACCGCTCGCGCTTAACGCCACGATTGCGCTGATGTGGAAACGATTGCGCGTGTGCATTGAGAACATGGCCCGCGAGCTTCACTGACTCATCACTGCCACTTGTGAACACCTCAAAGCCAGATGCATCTTTATT